AAGTTGTTTGAGTTAAATCCCCATGTAAAAGCTATCCCGTTAATCCGCGCCCCCCCCGAAAACGTGGATGTAACCTAAACCTATTTTGGCGCTTTCGTTTACTCCATATCGCCCATACAAGCGTATAGGGCCAAATGAAGCGCCGATCTCACCTGACACATTATCCCATATCTTGGGCTGGGTGTCAAAACCCACATCTAGCCGTAGCGGCCAGGGGGTGGCTTTGGGCGGGGCCGTCTTGCGACCATCTACCGCCGCCGCATTCGCCGCCGTGTCAATCTCAACGTCTGGGCAGGGCTGAATTTTACCTGGCACGGGCTGATAAATTATCTTGACTTTTGTTTGGGCCGTGGCCGTGAGCGTGACGGGAACCGCCCGGGCTTCCTGGCAAGCCCTTAGCGCCCCGCTAACAGAATAGTAGCCAGGCACAAAAAAGACCAAAGCAGCCAATAACCCAACCATTCCCGCCTCACGCCACCACCTCTTAAGGAATTCCCAAGCCAGCAAGCTCATGCCGCGCTCGTTGTTGAAATCGACACGCCAGAAAGCTCATCTTTGCCGCCATTCTTCCAAACAAGCAGGCTGGTTAGCACATAAGCCAATGAGCCTAGCTCGATAGCCCTAGCGTGCTGCACCAACCCCAGAAAAGTCAAATAAACCATAAACGTCAAAAGACGCTTTGAGTTTAAGCGCCCTATAATCCGCTCAAACACTTCCAACGCCTTAATTGTCACTTCTTTGTCGAACATCTAAAGCCTCCCTTATTTGGCAAGATTGGCAAAACCTGAAATGAAAGGTTTCTTTCTCGGTCTTAGTATACCCCTCACTCCACCTATGCTTCCCGCGCTGACATGCAGACTTCTTCCACATATCCGCTATTAACTCTTTGAGTCTCATTAGTGATCCTCAACCCAATGAATGCCAACCGATACGTCTGCCGTTCCAGCTAGGGCTTTCGCCACTATTGTAATCCAGTTATTCCCCTCTAGCGTCAGGGCGTGTCCGTCCCCAAACATTTCGCTAATCGATCCGTTGGGGCCGACAACTCCGCCAAATTTAGGCGTTCCGTTGGTGTATGACGTTGCGCCTGTGTCAGAATCCACAATGGACGTATTGACGCTTTCACTAGCCCAGTTTGTCGAGTTATTTAATACCGCTTGCTCTAAAATCTGATACTCAACCGAGCGATTGGTGGAGTTATTGGATACTGATATGCCGAGTATGTGAACCTCACCCATATTTATCCTGTTTTGATAAACGTGGCCACCACGCAGAGACAGAATAGGCGTAAACGAAGTGCCGACAGACGCAAGCGTGGTTGTTTTTGAACGCTGAACGCCAAGCCTCTTAATTATACCCTCGATAAATCCGGCGCATGACCCCACCTTGACAGTAAGCGCCGTGTTATTGGTTGTGTTTCTGCACGATGCGGTAAAGAATCCGCCGGGCTGCGTCAAACTGACGGTAGTATTGGCGTTGGGATATTGAATACGATGGACGGGGACTAATTCACCCGTTGCCGCCTCTTCAATTCCAAACTCGATAACGCCAAACCCCAAATACTGCCAGCGAATGTAAAAGACGTTGCCTTTAGTCCAGTCCAAATTGATATTTGACGGATTAGTAAGCCCCCCGCGCCCATCACATATATCCACGTTCCAAGAAGCTTGCGGGATTGCGTCAAATGACGAAGCGACACCCGCAACAGTCTCGACAAATGACCCCGCCCCGCTGGTGGGAAACGACACGCTAAAGGTTCCTGTCTGATTGCCGGCCACAAGGCACACGAAGCGAACAGTAGAGCCAAGCTGTGAGGCTGTCCAGCCCGGTGCGCTGCCGCTATAATCAAACGCCGCGATCTCGGCAGCCGTGGCCGCAGTATTGGCCCCGTTAGTTACGGGGACCGTATAAGCTACCCCCCCAAGCGTGACTGTGGCATTCTGCGAATTAGATGACTTTGTGCCTATTGTCAAAGTCTGTATTTCTCTCACCCCGCCATACGTCCTAAACACTCCCCTAGACGTATCCACCGAACCAAAGAACAATCCCGACTCGCCGCTGGAAAAACCAACAAGCTGCGTATTTCCAGTTGTGGCCGTATCATAAATGGCCGTAAAACGCATAAGAGCGCCTTGGCCGGGGCGATAACGCATAATGCGCCGTGGCCGCCACGAAGCTAAGCTGCTAGCGCTTGCCCCCGTAGTGCAGTTAAGCATTTGATTGCTTGCCGTAACGGATGCGCTGCCATAACTATTGGCAATCCCCAGCTCTGGATTTATGTAGTTATACGCAAAGTCATGCTGAAATACCGGCGTTTGGTTGGTAACGATCATTTCTCCAAACGCAGATAGCGGGCCGTGTATCTCGGTTTCAAGATGCCCGTCTTGGCTGGCATTGATCTGCTTTACAATGCCGCTGTCTAAACGACCCTCAATTATCACCTATCCCGCCTAATTAAAAGCCTGTCTAACTTTGAGTCCATTTTGTCTAACTGTTTAACAAGCAGATCAACCTGGACTTCGAGCTTAGACACCCGCTCATCAAGTTTGCCGCTTCCGCCGATTAACCCCGTTGCGCCAGCGCCACCCGCAGTAAGCCCACAAATTCCAATGACAGCGGCTTTGAGCCATCCCGGGATTTCATCCCAAAACGCTCGCCAATGCCTTCTGTCTCCGATTTCCGTTCTGCCGCGAGTTGTCATCAGTAATCCGGATCGCTGGCAACCTGGCCCCAACCCTGGCCCTGCATTCCAACCGCAGCATTCGGCATGGGCGCACCCTGTAAATACGCCTTCATCTTAGCCAATACTTCGGGCGGCAAGTATTCCGAGCCTTGCTGCCCTTTCGTCATCGCCTCAAAGATGGCTCGTTGAAGCGGATTGATTCCACCTGGCATCATTGCGTGTTCTCCTTATTTGCGGATTGAAGTGCGTTGAGCAGAAACCCAGGAAGCGGCGTATATTGCTTGCCGGGAATGTTGGCTGGCTCAAAAAATCTGGCCGTTGGGTGAAAAGACAAGTCTTTTAGACCAAACTTTTTAGCGGTGTTTACGCTAAACATGATTAGTTTCTCAACCCAACCAGGCCCCTGCTTAACCATGTCATCGAGCATTTTTTGCTCTGCTGGGTTAAACTTGGCCCTAACCTTGGGATCGGCATTTTGCCACTCAAAGACCATTGACCTTGTATTAAATGACGGCTCGGCACCAAAACGAGTTTTACTGGCTTTGGTGGCCATCTTGGACAATGTTGAAAGCTTTGAAAAAACAGCATCGGCTGCTCTAGCTACATTAACCGATTCTTCGGGGCCGAGCTTATCGAGGGCCCTTTGCCACTCGCTTAAAGCGCCCTTCGATTCCCTGCCGGCAACTCCGCTTCCAGTTATCTTGCTCTCGGCAACCTGTTTTTTAAGCCCCTCTAATACGTTATTGGCTAGCTTCATTGTCTGATTGCTGGGGGTTTCCGGCGGAATGCTGCCAATCCTAGAAAGACCCTCTAAAACCATTTTTGATGGCGCTGGGCCACCGGGGGCCAATTCGGGGGAAAGGTTTTCGCCCACAACCGGAACGCCCGCTTTTTTAAGACCGCCCGTGGTCGCCTCTGATATTTTGCTGATTATTTCTGGCGTTGAAAGCTTTGTTTGCAGCGCGGCCTCTTTGGCTACACCAACACTTTCTCCGGCCGCTTGTTTTGCGGCTTCAAGTGAGGCCATAACGTCCTTGGGTTGATTGGTAACTGGCTCTTGTATTGGAATCCCCATGCGCTGCATTGTCCTAGCCATCGCCTGTGGCTCTTGGCCGACAGGAACCTTAACCCTGTCCGGCATTAGCTTATTAGTCGCACCGCCCCCAGCCTTCATTGCCACATATGCCGAGGCCAGATCGGGGGCGGCTGACAGGGCGTTTCCAACGAGCCCCGTAGGCGAAGCCTGCTTTAGCATTTGCCACAAAAAGTTTAGTGGCACGCTCTGCGTCTGTGCATCTGGAATGACATTAGTTACCGCTTCGCCAGCTTTCTTAAGCCCCGGCCCAATACCCGTCTTTTCCAATGCGTAGTTAGTAGCCGCGCCAGCACCCAATGCGCCAAGAACGCCACCGATTACAGGCAACGCTGGCGCACCCGCCGCAATCTGAGCTATGGGAACGCCAATAGCGCCAGCAACCCCCAAACCTTGACCAACCTTTTCGGCCGTGCCCAATGCGTTATTAATCCCATTACTACGGATTTCTTGATTATCCGTAGAAGTGGGATCCTTAACCCCGTCAGATTCATATTCACGCATAGCCTCATCAAGCGCCGCCTCATCCTCGGCGTTGATGGTCAAAAGCTTTCCGTCTGCTGCCCTTACTTTATAGCGCGGCATTTACGGCTCCACGGATTCGATGGTGTAGCGTTTCTTGGGGCCTTGCGGATGCTCCTGGTCGAATTGGCTGTTGGCCCACTCTGAATCGTATATCTCTTGCGCCTGATCCTTAATTTTTTGCATACGAGCCCGAATTTGCATGAGCGTGTTTTTAGCGGCATCTTTGCTCATTGTTGGCTTTAGAGTTCCAATGAGTCCTTCTACAATTGGCCACTCTTTTTCTGTCATTTGCCCAATCGACCCGCCAGCTCTAATAAACCCGAGTCCGGCCATTTTTAGGTTTTGCTTTAGGCTTTCAAGATTTGCCCCAACATCCTGCGTTTTTCCCGGCAGATACCTTGTAGCCATAGCGGTATATCCACCAAATTGGTTATTAAATCCTTCTTCGTTATCTGGGGATAAAAGACTCTGTATTTTTTTATCCGCATCCTCGGCTGTTGATTGGGCCGTTCTAAGCGTGTTTAAGTCTTTGGCCCTATTACCTTTTTGTGTTTGCCAAAGCTTACCACCAGGAATAGCCTCTAGGCTTTGGGTTTGGGGATTCCAACGCTGGTCTGGGCTAATCTTCATACCCTGTGGCGGGCCGCCCGCCTTCTGCGCCGCCTGTTGCTCAAGCAAAGCCATCTTGCGCTTGTCCAAGTCCATTTCTTGCCGCTTGCGCTGCGCGTCTATAATGGCCGAGTAGAGGTTAACCCCCCGCCCAAATCCGCTCGTAAGATCATTTAAAGACATAGCTTACCTCAAAGATACTTGCTGGCGGCAACGCCGCCGATTTGCCCCAAAAGATACATGCCTGGGTTTGGCTGATTTGCAGATTCGTTCATGAACTGCTGAATTTGCATATCCATCCCGTATTTCTGCCCCCATTGTTCTTGCGCTCTTTTCATTGCGTCAACCTTGCTCTGGTATTCCTTAAGCGACAAATCGCCCATCATGGTTGCAAGCGCGGTCTGCTCGTCTGCGGCCGCCTGGGCCATTGCGTTATTGCGGTCTGCGCCATCTACGCCAAGTTTGGCAAACTGAGCGGAGAGATTGTTGCGCCCCCTTGCCGATTTGGTTTGAATTGCCTGGGTAAGCGCCGATTTAAGGGGAGATGAGTCAAAGCCTTGATAGGAGTTAACGTCAAGGCTAGGCATAGAGGAATTAATCTCATCCACCACCTTACTCATGGCCTCATCCACCAATTTCTGTTCTATCGGATTCATATTACCCTCTGAGAATTTCGAAAACGTAAAAACTCTGACCCACTATCGTAAATGTTCCGCTATCAACCTTTGTTTGCACCTTGATCGAGTGATTGCCCCGGGCTTCGATTAGGTGGAACAAGAATACTGTGCCGTTGGTTAACCCGCCGGCAGACCCAACGCGGCTCTCATCCACCACCGCGCCATCTACGGTTAGCTGCCCATAGCATGATACTCCCGTTCCCATTCCACCGCTTATCTTTGCCACCACAAACACAGCGCCGCCCGATGAATTTATCCCCGCGTTCATATTCGGATGATCGGCATAGCTTGTGTTGGTTATGGTGCTTGACGCGTTTGAGCTATAACTTTTAAGCACGTTGCAGCCGAGCCGGCCGAGCGTGGCGCTTGTGCTTTTTAGAAAATCAGATAGAATCTGATCCTTTTCATCGGCTTGCAGGCTTGGATCATATGCCCCGCTAATGGAGATCATACCCTGGCCCCGATTTCAGAGAAACCAACCCCGATAGAGTCGATGCCCACCGATACTGCCGCCTCGCTGTTGCGTATGCGGAATTTAATTGCATTTCCGACAAAGGGAATGGGTAATTGCATGCCCGTCTTAAACCTTGCCTTTGTCATATCTATTGACAGCCCCGTGTTGCTGGCCGTGGCGCTGAAATCCTTGTAAATGTCGATATAAAGCGTTCCGGATGATTGCACATCGCCTGCAATCCACAGGAAATGAACTTGCTTTTTGCTAAACGGAGAACCAAGCTGAAGCCAGGGGGTGTCAAAGTAGAAGTCAATCGTTGCGCCGTCATCATCTGTGCCGCTGTCGGTCTGAAATACCTGCGCCGAGTAATCACCCACCCACACGCCGGGGAAAAAGTTTGAATCCGTGATTTGGGCGTAATAATTCGCCTGAATGTCGTTTTCCCAAAACACGCCTTTAGACCAATCATAGACTAGGGTCAAATCGCGGGTCGTTGCGCTTGTGCTAGACACGCCCCACCATATCTGCGTTTTGGTTGAGTTAATACCACACGTGCTAACGTCCATCGCTGATAGGTTGTATCGGCTTGAGTCGTTAGGGTCAAAACGCGATTGTATGTTTTTGCTAGCGGATAGCAGTTTGACAATTGACCCATTGACGGAACACGGACCGCGCTCTGACAGAAATACAAGCGTTCCGTCAATCTCGGCAATCGAGAAATGCGATAAACACCCAAGCGTGCCCGTAATCTTTTCCACCTGAAACGGGGCCGAGCCATTGCCCGTAAATGAGATCACGTGGACTGAGTGCTGCTTAAACACGTATAGGTAGCCATTAGCCACGGCCAGGCCCGTAATTACCTCGCCATCGGCCCTGTCTATGTCTAAATAGTTACCTTCAAGACCGCCTTTTGTTGACCAAATCTGCGGGGCATATTGCTCGCTAAACCAAACACGGCTGGGGTGATTTGGATCACCCGAAGCCGCCACCATGTTTTGAAAGATCACCATGTATTTAAACTTAGGCATTGAAGCGCCAGATTGCTGGCTAGTGAAATACGTGCTTTCCAGCCCAAACGTATCAAGCAAGGTGGCTTGCCCGTTAAGCGTTGCGTCCGAATCGCCCTGAATCCTAAATGACGTTTCGGCATCATCAAACGGGTTTGCGCTTGTGATGGTTGCGTTGGTTATCTTGCCAGTAGCTACTATGTGGTAGTCTGTCATCCCCGGTGATTTGACAAATACCCAACAATGCTTTGTGCCCGTTGCGGCAATATCAGACCCGTATGTAGTTGTGGGTGCCGTAAGCGTAACGGCAACATAATGACCCGTATTTGTTATGTTGCAGACAACCGATGAGGATTTATAGCCGCCGCTTTCAAGCTGGGCTATGAATAGAAACGTATGGTTTCCTGTCGCCGTCCACGTTCCAGTCCCCGCCGTGGTGGTATTAGCCAGGCTCGTAAGCATTGCATCGCCCAAAGGCAACATGGCCGCAGCCGTCCCGTTCCACCATTGCGGCAATGACTGCGAGTAGTCGCAGCTAATGAGCAAGTCCTTTAGCGTAACAAAGTCAAATAGATAATCTTGCCCACTACCAAGGCCACTCTTTATGCTTGTCCAGCTAGACCCGTTTTTGTAGTAGATGGCCCCGCCCATTGCCGCCATGATCTTCTGGGTTGATGCGCTGGTGTAGCGGTAATCGTAAAGGCCTTGGATTGTGCTGGTGGTGGCAGATGCGCGAATGACCATATAGGCCTCGCCCGTTCCGCTTGACCATACAAGAGAGCCGGGAATACCCGTTGTTACGGATAGGTCTTTCTTGGTTTTGCTTCCGGCCGTATACGCATATTTTACTGTTGTGCCACCCGTGATTGCAAAGTCATCCAACCCACCAAGCACAACCCAATAATCAGAGCCGCTAGTTACTGCTGGCGGTGTGGCCCATGTAAAAGTCGAAACCCCTGGCGTCGAGCCCGTTGACAAGGTTATTGTCCCGCTTGTGCCATTTGTTACAAGCGAATTCGGCGACCCCGCAGAATCAGAATATAAGTAAGCCCTAAATTGAACCGTTGAACTTCCAACCCCGTTAGTCGTGTTATATGCAGACGCCTTTAAATCAACCTGTGATAGATTGGTGCTACTGGGGGCCGTAAATTTAAAGGCTATGGCAATACCCACCTCACCCGTCTGCACCTCCGTTGCTGTGCTTCCCCCGCTAGTTTGGCTGAAGTAGGCCGAACCACTAATTTGGTCGCCCTGCTGAGCTAAGCCCCTGCGCTTTGCAATCCTCCCCGGCGTAAACAAGTCAACGTTACGCATGGTGGGAGAAAGCATATGCTTTGAGCTATTGCCCTCAAGCAATAGGGGTGCGCCGTGGGTGGCTAGACCGCCGCCCAGGTCGCTAAACACCATCTGCTTTTGCACCCTAGTCATAGGCATTAGAGATACGGCCTCACTTGTCCCGGCCAGCCATAACCACCGCCAGCCATGGTCCCGTAATCCTTTACGCTATCAATGTAGTCTGGTGTCTGCTCATTCTTGACCCAGGCCCGTTGATATATTGCCTCTGCTTCCATCTTGTGCATTTTGTAACGTTCATCGCCCAGCATAAACAGCAATTCAGCCAGCGAAGCGTGAACTAGATACGGGTCAAACTCCGGCTGAATAAGCGGAACATCGGCGTCAGCCGACAATTCGGCGCACCGAGACTGATACAAATAGCTGATTGAGTAAACAGCGTCAGGTGTCGGATATAGGTCAAATTGTAAAGCGTTGTTTGAGGCGGGCTCTTTGGGTATGTAGATAGTCGGCTGCGCCTGCCCAACATTTGTCCAGCCGGCTGGGTTCTCATCCAAGAATTGCTTGCGAGGAACATACCGCAGCTTGCAGCCGTTGGCCCTGATTGTCATTTGCAGCACTTCCATAACCAAATCAGGCATGGTGATATATTGCTGCCCGCCCGTTGTCGCAATCGTGGTTTCTTTTGTATTCAACAGATTGCGAAACCTGTTATAAAATTCCTTGTAATGCTTATTAATCACCAGCTTAATATGCGTAAGCGTTGGGTGCGTATTGGCGCTGGGCGCAACATCAGCAAACAGGTTATAGCCAATCTCATCCTGGATATTCTTGAAAGTGCGTTGACCAGCTAAGTTAGCCATTATTTCACCATTCCTGTGCGGTAGTCATAGAAGTCGCCAACACACGACCCCCCGCTTGCATACAGTCGTCCGTTGCCGCCGGCGGCCTCACCCAAAATCAGACGCAGGCGGTTTCTAAGCCACGGGGTTCTATTGCCACCAGAAGACGGGGTGGGAGTCGGGGTTAAGTCATCGACATATATGTCTGTTACATAAGCATCACCATTAAATGTTCCTAGAACAAAATATCCAGACGCGTAGGTTGTGTCGTTTACAGACCCCCTGGCCACCCCGTCCATAAATACGGTCGCTGTTCCTGTGTTGCTGTAATACACGCCTATTGTGTAATCGGCAGAACTTGACGGTGCCAGAGAAACACTTAAAAGCTCGGTTCCATATCCATTTTTGAAAAGCTTAAATTGACTAAGCGATGGAATGCTTTGAAGCTGATAGCCCGCCGTGGGCAGACCGCCCGCCAATCCACTAACGTGCCAGCCAAAGTTGCACCGAGCCGCAGACCCATCGCACCTAACTGTAATGCTTATGGCTCTATTGGTTATGTTTAGTCCGTCCCAGCGCCAATGACTCCAGTTTCCTGTTGCCGTCAGCTTCGCTGATTGTTCTCCAAAGTGGGCTGCGGTTATGCCGGCCCCGCTTGCGGCGTGAGACACAACATAATTAGCGCCCGCCGTGAACGTAATGACCTGGCCATCGGGCAGGGTGCTAAAATCCTGCACGTAGATGGGCGTTGCCCCAAGGCTTGAAGTCAACAGTAATAAAGCTAGATACCTCACTAGATCACCGGAGTGGGTGTAAGCGTGGGGCTTCTGCGGACTGACGGGGTTGGACTAAACGTGGCCGATGCGGTTAGCCTCATTCGAGCGATAACCTTAGCGTTAGATTGACTTGTTGCTATACCCGTCAAGACACGCTTAGTCATTGCCTCGTCAACCGCAGCGCCAAGCGTGGAAGCTAACAAGACTATTAAGGCAAGCGCCTTCATTTCAGAATCCGGGGCTGTTGGCTTCGCAAGCCGTTAAAACAATCGTGCTTGCCGAGCCAGCCGACTTAAACCACAGCCATTGATGGCGGTCGATGTTATCAAGCAGGATTGGTGTCTGCGACAAAGCGCCATAATGAAACCATGTGGGGGCGGTGGCTAGGGGGGCGGTCACGTTCCAGTAAAACGCGCTAGCGCCCTCACATGAAAACAGCACCGCAACGGCTTTTGTGTCGCCGCTAAATAAGGCTGTTAGGGTAATGGGTTGGGCCGTTCCCGTGGCCGCATAAGCCGTTGTCGAGATAGGAACGAGCTTATAGCCGCCACCAGCCCAAGCCGATGAGGCCAAAAGCATAAAACCAAGAATCAAGCCGCGCATTTTTCCACCTCTAGAGATTTAAGCCTTTCGGCATAGTTTGCGGCAATAACGGCCATGTCATACTTTGACTTGACCACCTCAAGAGCGTTTGCCGCCAACCTCTGGCGCTCTTGCTTGTCGCTATACAGCCGCTTTAGCAGCCTATAAAAGTCTATCGGCTTTTCAGCCACTAACCCCGTTTCCCCGTGAACCACGTCCGCATATGGCTCTAGCTTTGAGACAATTGTCGGAATGCCTAGCGCGGTAGCCTCTAACCACTTGATGTTAGACTTCGCCTTGTTGAATGTTATCTTTTCCAGGGGGGCCAAGATAACGTCCACCCGCTTATCCGCCAGCCACTTGGGATAGTCCTCTATCTCGCTAGGCCCGTGATACTCGATACGCCCAGCCTTGAAGTGATCCTCAAAATAGGGCGGTATCTGCGGAACGATCTTAGACGAATACATATCCTTGCCCTGCTCTAACACGTTTAGGAAGTAGTTTGAAACCAACACGGCATCGGGGGTTTCGTCCAAGAACCGCTTAATGCCATCTGCCGCCATCTTCCAATCGTACGTATGCGTGTTAGACCCAAACAGGCCTACCCTAAACTTTCCTGTATCGTTCTTTTGCCCGTGCCACAACTCAAAGTCAACTCCATTGGGGACGATGAAACACCCATTTGAGTGTGGCCCGTGTAGCTTATAAAGCGTCTCCGTCGACACGCTCAAGCCGGCGGCTTCTTTGATCTGCAAGGCTATGTTTTCCTTTGGTCTGTTGCCTGGCAAGAACACCCACATACGCTTGTTATGCTCTTGCAGTATTCCGCCATTGGCGTATAACTCGGCCATAAACGCCGCGTCATGCTTCTTGGGGTTATACTCGTCAACCTGATCTGGTTCATCTGCCCACCCATTCCAGACCCGGTGCATCTGTGGGTCAAAGCCTAGAAAATCATCGTCTAAGTCCACGATAACGGGCTTACGCCTCATCATCGCTCTTAGCCTGGCCGAGTGATACAACCCCGAATAGGTATTAGAGATAATCAAGTCATGATTCTTTAACACCGCCTCGTGGTCTGCCTCTTCCATCTTGGCTTCATTGCTATGTGGCACAGCGTTAACCTCAACGCCATACTTGGGCAGATACTTTTCAAGCTGCCAGAAGCGATAGAAAGAAACCCCGTTTCGGCCAGGGTGATACATGAAAAGCTTCATAAGGCCATCCCCAGGTGGTCATACTTCTTTAGCTTTTCTTTGGCGATTCGCTTTGTATCCCACTCACGATATTGTGGAAACGCAGCCAACGCCTTACACTTGCTTAGTATCTGCATCCCATCAACCTTGGTTTTCACCATGTTGTCGATGAAACTACCGATGCCGCGTATAGCTATTCCGTCAATTGTCAAAGACCGATTTGGAATACTCCAAAATCTCCGTGGAGACGGCATACCGCATAGATGATAGTTTCCGGTTAAGGGGTTGCTGTCGGAATGCCTGGGTAAGTGTAGATATACGCCACTTAACATATGCGGCCCCGCGACAAGCCTAAACTTTGAGTTTAACCGCCTTAACCTATTTTCTAATCCTCTAAACGTCATGCCGTCTCCCCATAGACTTTGAGCTTACTTGGTCACTTCCACGTTCACCGAGCCAGCCGAACCCTTCTCGCCGCCCTTGTTATGCTCGGGCAACGAACCGCTAGGCAAACCCTGAGTGCCGTTATCGGCAACGCCAACTTTCTCAGCCATGATGTTCTCCTCTCGTTTTAATACCCGCCTCGATATTCGGGGCGGGGTTGTGTCTGTTTCTGGTTAGACAGTCGTGGGCGTGGTCAGCTTGTAAGCGCGCGGGCCGTCACCGCCAGTCCACACCGCGCCAAATGCCTTGATCTTGTAGGCCACAGTCGCAATGTTGCTATACGGGTCAGCTGAGCCAGCCGAGCCGGGCTTCTTGACAAGAATGTTGATGGGGTTCTTTTCCAGGTCAATCACGCTGACGGCGTGTGAGCCGAAGATATAGCCCACTTTGCCGCTGGTGACGGCTGTGCCAACCTGGGCCGTGGTGGCCGAGGCGCAGTTGTTGCTCTGGATAAAGCGCACACCATACAACATGCCCATTTCGCCATCGTGAATGGCCTTGTAGTTGGTGTAGCGGTTGGTATCAATCCAGCCACCGGCATCGCTATCCGACTGAAGGTCATACATCTGATCGGGGTGCAGGATCGAGACGTAGGTCTTGTCGTCAAACGTGCGAGTGTTGCTGCGGGTCAGATTGCGAACCAGCTTACGCACATCGGCTGCGCGGAACACATCCGAGTTGGTAAGTGAGGCCGTGGTCTTGCCGTTGGGGATATAGGCTGTGCCGCTGTCATAGGCCGCACGAACCAACAGATCAACCGTATCGCTGGCAGCATCGGTAAGGCCATCGACAGCCGCTTTGATGGTGTCGTCAGCCGCCAAGTCCTGCGTGTAGGCCGGGATGGTAACAAATTGGCCGTATTGCGAGACTGTGCCGGTAACAACCTGGGCGCTGAGTTGGGTAGCGCCAGCCGTAAGGGTGCTTTCGGCCAGGGTGCTGGTGCTGCCGTTAATGTTATCGAAACGGCGGAATTGGAACGTAAACGAACCGCTGCGGCCAGGGAAGTTAACCTTATCGGCAAACTTGTAGAAGCAGAAGTTTTTGACCAAGCGATCTTGGGCTCGGTCATTTAGTAACGTGGTTGTGGCGGAATTGAGCGAACCGCCTGAAACGATAGATGAATCAGCCATGATCTAATCCTTTGTGTTAACCCTTAACACCTAGAAACGACTCCATGCCGCCATTAGCCGCAAGATACGCTTCGAGCTTCGCTGTCTTTTCGGGGCCGCGAGGCATAGCTTGAATCGCTTCAAGACTATCCTCTGACTTAGCGCCTGAACGCTGGGGGGTTGGTGAAGCCTGTTGCCCCTTGGCTTTCAATGCGTTAGTAGCTGACTCCGATTGCGCTTGCACCGACTTGGCGTAGGCCTCTTTAGCCTCTGCCAGCATCAGCTTGGCGCTAACAACGGGATTGCTTACCAGCAGATCAAGATACTGATTGGCCTCTGCGTCTCCCTCGCCAGCCCGTTTAACGATGTCGTTAACGAATTGCGTGGCAAAAGGCTGAAGCTTTTCTGCATCCTGGCCAGCAGCCCGCATAAATGACGAATAGCCATCTGAGGCCGCCGCCATGCGTTGCTGCTCGACTTTCATCTGCTTTAGCTCGTTAAACTCTTTGCCGTATTGGGATGAACCAAACCATTCGGCCATGAGCTTATCGAATTGCGCCCTTTGGTCAGGCGGTAAAGCCTCTAGTGAGCTTGGGGTGGGTTGCGGGGCGTTAGCTTGTTTGATAAGGGCCTCGAACTTATCCAGGCGGGACTGAAGCCCCTTGTATTGCCCTGCCTGACGCTCGACACCCTGTAATTTTTCCATCATTTGCGCTTGCAGATCGGCAAAGGCTTTTTGTGGATCAAAAGCCGCCGGCGCTTGCGCGGTCTGTGTTTGTGTCGGTTGCTGGCTCTGTTCGGGTTGGTTGTCGGTGTTTTGCACCTGTTCGCCCAAGCCGTCCGTAACCTGCTCTTCTTGCTGAACCACTTCCTCTGCCATGTCTCACTCCAAAGCCCTATGCGGGGTTCGGTCTTGCGTTATGCCAAAGCCGTTATTCGGGTTTGGCGTTTTGAGACGCTTCATAGCGCCTCATTTCTTCGAGCTTGTTGAATTCCGCTTTGGGTAGCTCAAGAGCCCAATTTAGGCCGTTGACCAACCCCTGCGCCTTCCTCACTTGGTCGATGGACTCCGCAGATATTAAGCTACGGGTTTCATCCACCAAGCGATCCTCAACAAGTCGAACAAACTCTTTCCAGCCAGCCGTTTGCAGCATGGCCCCAATTGACTCCACAAGGCCAGCCTGGGCCTCGATCTCCTCTTGGGTATACAAGTTATGCCCCCACCCCTGGGGGTAGGGGTATACCGCCTGGCGTGCCACCCTGGGCTGTCATTTGCGCTGCAAGAGCAGCAGGGGGAACCGGGGGCGGTAACTGTTCAAAAAAGTCTTTCACGTTGCGTTGGTCTCTCAACGGCAAGCTAATTTCCTCGATGTGCTTGCCCAGGTTATAGATCATATTTCCGGTCTGCATCGGGTTAGCCATTGCCGCTTGATTAAACGCAATCATCTGGCTAAGGAACTCCCTATCTTCTTTTTGCCTAAGCAGCTTATTGGCTTCGCTCTGTCCGCTGGCGGGAACCACGCGCCATTTTCCTGCCAGCATATCCCTGGTCACGCTCTTGGGCTCACCATCAATCGAGCTTTCGCGCACAATCATCTGGCCATCTATACCAAATTGAGCATAGTGCGCTAAACAGCTTGCCCCCATTGGCGCTATCCAGAATTGAAAAAGGTTGTCCACAATATCTTCCATGCGACTTCCCACCATCTGCGCTAACCCCTGAAACTCGGTGGCCGTCATGTCGCCAGTAGATAATCCCTGCGCCTGCTCGGTGGCGGCGGTCATATCCCTAGAGAATGTTATTAAGAAGTTTAAAAAGCCTTGGTTAATTGTTACGGCGCTGGGGTCAGTTGATCCCTCTTTGACCCCCTCAACGTTCTCGACGGGGATGAGCCCTTGAGTGCGTTGCAGCCAGGTCTTAGCGTCTTTGCCGGCCCTGTAATCGTAATAGACTGGGCGATTGGCTACCTGATCCACCAAATCAATCTGCTTACCCGCAAAGGTGTTAATTAGCTCTTGAAGTGGCTTGACGTTGGCTAATCCAGACTTGCCCCACACTTTGCGCGGGTCAATGCCGAAAGGGAAAGCGCCGCCGGGCTTGCGCTCTGGCACTAGGTTGGGCTCTTCAAACTTGGCCAAAATCTCATTCTCAACGATGATCCAATGGAATTCTTGAACCATCGTCTTTTTCGTTCCGTCCTCGCATTGGCATTGCCATGATATGCACCCGTGCCAATCGTCCACGAGGTAGCCGGTGAGCGAGTCGTTAGAGTTATTTACCCCATTGATCTTTGACTCGTTGCGCTTTTTTTCCCAATCCTCGCGGTCTGATACGCCGCTAGGGGTGATCTTTTCAATCGCCTCGATGTTATCGATCTTGCCCTGCTCGGCCCATTCGCGCAGCTCGTTGAGCGTCATTACGCTTCGGAATCCGACATAGGGAGATTCCTGCCACGATTTAGCTGCGGGGTCATACACGGCATCACCGGGCGCTACTTCACACCATGACCATTCTCCAAACTCAAGCTCTTGTAGTTGGTCGCCCAAATAGAATTTCTGGCCGCTCATCGGGTCTTGCAAGTATTGGGGCGCAATCTGCTTTTCCTTGCAGACTTTCCAGAAATCCTTATAAAACCCAGCGCCTTCAATGATACATGCCCTAATAATCGACTTGGCCCTTT